TTTGGGATCATTTGTTAACCAGGAACCTCTTTCGTTTATATCAAATAATTCATTCATATTTTTATAATTTGTTGTTCAGGATATGGAAAATGACATATTCCTTCTATCATAATATTTTTATGAGAAGGATCTCCAACTTTATAAACATTAATAGCATCACATAATTTATTATGTTTATTAATATCTAATAAATAATGTTTAGTTAAATTATTTCTTTCAACACATTCTTTTAAAAATAACTCACAACTCCATCCATTAATATATTCCCATATTCTACCATTATAATTAGGAATAGTTAACATTTGGTGGAATGTTATGTTTAGATACTCCTTATCATTTAAATAATCACATTTAGATACATTTATAAAATAAAAATTAGTTTGAGGAAAAAATTTATCAAGAATTTTATCATAATTAAAATTACTTAAGTACAAATCTTCATATGAAATACCAATTAAATAATAAAAATCAGCCTCATTTATTTTTATATCTAAAATTGATCTCTGTAATATTACATCGTTAGACACTTTACAAAGCCATTCTTCATTATGTTCTTTACACCAATCAAATATTAAATTATCTAAATCAGCTGTTCCAAAGCTATGACCTCTATTTATCTCAGAATCAATTAAAATACAATTTGGGAAATATTTTTTCCATAATTGAGAATTTTGAGATTTGAATGGAGAACCATAATTAGTAGCAACAACAATTTGTTTAAATTCTTTCAAAATAGATGAATTATAAACAATATATTGTTCTAATAATTCTAAATCATCTTGAGATGAAATATAACCTACAGTTCCATAAATTGATTTATTAATAATTTGCTTTAAATTCATCCCAAGTAATTAAATTTAATAATTCTTTTCTATTGTTATTAAAATAATCCCAAGACCATACATTATTTTGAGAAACAATTATATGTTCTCTTACTCTAATAACTCCAACCCCAAAGTCAGTATCTATTACACTACATTCCATTTTAGGATAATGAGATTTGAAATCAACAAATGCTTTCCAAACATCACCATTCCATGCTATTGTTTGGCGTGGAATTAATTGTGCTTCATAGCTTACTGGGTTGCAATCATGGAGTATTATAAACCCACTATCTACAATATGGTTTAATGAGTTTTTAATATCTTTTTCTACTTGGTCAGCATGATGTAAACCATCAATAAAAATAATATCATATTTAATATCTTCATGTCCTTTAAGTAAAGTAAAAAAATCATCTGATGTCATAGGATAATTTACTTCTGGGACAACGTATCCTTCTGCTCCTGGGTCTACTCCATCTTTATGAGATGCTTTTACTTTTCTAATATTTTCTCCTTGGAATACACCTATTTCAAGATAGTTTATTAATTTATATTTTTCAATTAGGTAGTTAATTATATCAAATCTTTTAATCTCACTATTTAAATACCTAATCACTTCTGGTTCTTGGAGGTTATTTATCATATTGCTTTTTCTAAAATATATTTCGCTAGTTGTTTTGTTGTTAAATTATTTTTAGTATAATTAAATACTTCATCTAATATAGTATAATATTTTTGTTCATTAAAGTTATCAACTAATTCTCTTCCTTCAAGTAATAACTCTTTAGGTAAATTAGCCAATGTACCTTCAGGACAATCTTCTAAACCTATAAAATAAGGCATACAATAATTACCTAATATTTCATAGTGCCTCATACAATCCCACCCTGCTTTTTTCATTGTTACACCATAATATGATTTTTGATAATCTTCATAATATGGTTGTTCTGATTTAAAAATATAAGTCTCAGGTTGTCCTGGTATGCATGTAGCGTATTCTTGTGTTTTATTTTTACTAGGTTCGGCTAATTTGCAAGTGGGTATACTAAATGTAATAGGTAATAAATTAGGGTGAGATTCCTGTAATTCTCTTTTAAAATAAAGATGTTTAGTATATAGTGAATCTAATTCAGGTTCATCATTCCCATCAATTAAAATTACCTTATTAGAAGGATAATATTTAGAAACTAAATCATAATATTGTTTACAACGTTTAATTGCTCCATAAATGATTAGATCATAATATCTATCCTTAATTTTTTCTTCAATATTAGAGCGGTCAATATTATTTTCTCCAATTAACCAAAATGTAGTCATCCCACCCCATAAATTTTTAGATGAAATTTTATTTTCATATTCTTTATATAATGAAATTATTTGAGTACTATCAACTACATCATCGCCAAATAATTCTCTTAATCCATAGAATATTAAATCATTTTGATAATCATTAATAAAACCACCACTAGCTTTAGCTATATCAATATGGTTAGTTATATAAAGAATTTTCACTCTATAAATTTATTAGGATTGTTATTTATATATTCAATTAATCTATTAGCCCAGTTCATTACTTCAGGTGAATTATGATGATTCCAATTAAGATAAGGCCTACTTTCAGCGAAAGTTTGATCCATAGGAGAGTTTGTTATTTCTCCTCCATCTGGTCTTTTATTTAGAATAGTTACATCTATCCATCTATTTAAATCTAATCCTTGATTTCGTATTGGTCTCATAACATGTTCCCACCAATCATCTAACATTATATGACCTTGAAGTGCCCCTATATGATTTTTAATATCATGAGGAATAGTAGGAAACGCATTATAGTCTGGCCATAACTTGGTTGTTAATCCATTCTTAATAGCTATAATATTAATAGCTAAAAAGAAATTTTTTCCTTTATATGGCTTATAGAATTGTTCCCACCCGTCAGTTAATATTTCTACATCATCATTTAAACCAAGTAAAAATTCAGACTCAGAATATGATACTAGATTATTCATGTGTTCATCAAGAGATCCATATCCATTTTTCCTATCAGTAATTATATCTTTAATTTCAATTGAAGAAGTAACTTTATATTGTTTAACAAAATCAATTGTTTCTTGATCGTCTGTGTCTATTTTAAGTAGAATTTCAACTAATGATTTATCTTGGGTTTTATCATTTAAACTATCAAGACATTCTTTTAGTAAACTTACTCTTTTACGAGTTGGAATTAAAACACTAATTAATTTTTTGTAACTCATAATGTATTATAGTAATTATTTTGTTTTTCTTGTTTTTGTATTGTTTTAGGGTGATATATAGCATATTCTTCTATTTCAGGTAAATTAGAATATGTTTTGTACCCGTCTAATACTTCATGAAGTTTATTTTTCCACTTAATATCAGAATTATTTTTATATATTCTCCATTGTGGGTCAGGCCATTGTATCCACCCTTTTTCATTTTGTTTCCAACCCCACATCTGAATATGCTGTGGGGTGATTCCTTCAACTGTGTTTACTCTAGGTACTAAAACTACATCTACATTATTTTCTAATATCGCGGGTAGATTTTCTATTAAAATATCATTAGGTATTTCATCAGCATCAATTTGAAAGATATAATCCCCAGAACACATTTTAGTTAATTCATTTTTCCAATCAGCAAAATGACCTTGGAATGTACTTTCTTTTAAGATGATAATATCTTTTGATGACCAATAATATAACTCATCTAACAACTGTTGAGATGCTTTTGGTTTATCTAATAAAACACAAATTTCATCTTCAGGTCGTTTATGTTGATGAAGGAAATTAAGTAAACGGCTTACTTCTTCTAGTTCATTACAAACTGTGATTGCATAACTAATTTTCATATAACCTTAATATAATATTATTCTGGTAGTAGGCCAATATAACTTAAAGCATCTATAAAATCTCTTTCATCAAAATGTTTAAGAGTAGTCATATCCATTCTGTACTCATAGAACTTACCTGGTTGTTTAGGAATTGGGTATTTATGTTTTTCTTCTTCAGTTACAGGAACTGCTTTAACAGCCGCCCATTTCCATTCTTGAGCATTAGTTCCATTAGCGAATATCATACCTTGTTTAGGTTCATTAATAGTTTGAGGTAACCATGTTAAACTTGTATTTTCATCTTTCCAAGCTAAATCTTTATACAACTCAGGGAGTGATTCCATTTGTTCATTATAGAATTCACTTCCTTCAGTCATTAAACTATTAGTCCAGTACCCACAAGATAAAGACATCCAGTTAGTTATTTCAGGAGTAACCTGTGTTTCATAACACAAGTCACCTCCTGATTTAGGGCAATTTATAATTTTATCCATTTGATTCTACTTTTTGTAATTTTGGTAATTCAATTTTCTTTAATTTAGGTAGTTGTAATTTAACTTCTTTTGGGAACTCAGGAATATATTTAGTAAACAATTCATCTACTTTATCCTTCATTTTATCCCAACTAAATTCATTTTTACTCTTATATGCTTGACGTTTAGCACCATCAATATATTTGCTATAATCTTCAAATATATCTTTAATAGTTGTTCCAGCGTGACCTAAATCTACTGAAAACCATTGTGATTCTTTTAATAACCAATTATTAGCAGCGCTTGGATGAACATTTGTTAACTGTCCTGGGATTAATGATGTAAATTCAGGATTAAGAAAATCTGTATGACCACTCCAATTAGTTGTTATAATAGGTTTTTTAGTTAAACTAAATTCAAGTAATGGTCTACCATATCCTTCACCTTTAGTTAAGTTAACCATTGCTTTAACTTTAGGATGATTATACAATTCATTCATTTCAGTATCTGTAAATTCACCGTGTATTAGGTAAATGTTAGGTAAATCTTTACTATTAATAGATTTTTTAATGATTTTAATTTTCTTTAAAATTTCTTCTCTATCAACATATGAAGAACCCATTTGAGATGTCTTTAAAATAAGTGCTGGCTTATCTTTCTTGTTTTTAAATATTTCAAAGAACATTTTAATCAACAAACCAACATTTTTTCTGTCCTCACCTAAATCACCATTAATCCAATGACCTACAAATAAAAACGCAAATTTTTCTTTAATATTATCTATTTCAGGAAATAAAGTTACTTTATCAAGTGGTTTGTAGATCTCAATATCAGCGCCTTCAAATAATACTTTAATTGGTCTTTCAATTTTAAGCTCACCAAGTACTTGATTGGTACGTTGATCAACTTTTTGCATTACTGTGTTTATAAATGTATTTTTAGAATGTTCAGAAGATGTTAATACTAAATTCATTCTATTACATCCTTCAATCCAATCACCAGGAGCTACTGTTGTTTCAATACCTGCTGTTACTCCAATGTTATATTTTCCTATTGGTTGGAATTCACTTGGTATAGTAATTTGCATCCACACTTCAGGCTGTTTAGGAAGTTGAGGTTGATTCCAAAGATGTTTATTTAAAAATTCCCATTCTGGATTATCATTGATAAATCCCCAAGGTGTATTACCCCACATTTGTGGTAAGATTTTTACATCATATTTATCTAATTGAATAATTGCTCTAACTAAATCTCGAGAGCGGGCTCCATATCCACTGTATGTGTCAATAGGACAGGAGATAAAAAATAACGGTTTGTTTTCCATAACTGTTTAGTATACTAATTTGTGAGGTACTACTTTATCTTTAACTTCATTTGTGTTTATAAACTCATATTTTTCTCTTGGTTTCCAAGTTTTAAATAGTTTATCTAATACTTTAATAATACGTTGACCCATCTTTTCTCCTGTAAATCCAGCTTCATCTGATAGAGCCCATTCACGTCCTTTAAGACCTAATGCTTGTCTTTCTTCTTTAGACAACTTATAAACATTCATAATTTGTTCAGCTGCATCTTCTGCATTACATCTGTCATCCCAAATATAAGGTGTTAATGGAGAACCTTGAATTGATCTATTAGTTGGGTAGACTGGGAATGCCCATTCACCATGTTCTTTAATAGTCCCATTATGGTTTGAAGGAAACTTATCACTAAAATCAATCCATTTACCTTTTTTACTAAAACGCATTTGATCTTGCATTCCACCTGTTACATTTGCAATAATCGGATTACCAGCTAAAATAGCTTCAGTTAAACTTAATCCCCATCCTTCATTATTAGTTAATAAGATTTGGACATCTGAGCAGTTGTAAAGCATATTCATTCCTTTAGGATCTAATACCTGATTAGAGAAGATAATGTTATGATGATCTTCATTCAGTAATAATTCTCTAACCGCTTCTAAATCAGTACCATTTTCATCTACAACTTGAGTATGTAAAACAAAAGCACATTTTTTAGCTTGTTCAGTTGTTAATCCATCTAAGAATAATCTAAATGCTAACATTGCATCAGGAATTTGTTTACGACGAATATTTCTTGAATTAAAAAATACTACAAAATCATATTCTTTTCCTTTGAATAATTTCTTTTTAAACTCAACTAATTCTTTATCTTTTTTATCAAGTGGTTTAAATACTTCTTCATTTAACCCATGAGGTACATACTCAATCAATTTACCTTTAGCTTTATCACCTAACACTAATTCATTAATGTTTTTAGTTTGTTTTGAAATAGCTAATAAAGCATCACATGACTCATAATATGCTTGATTATACATTGGTGCTGGGTAGTCGTCCCAAATGTTTAAATATACAATTGGTGTTTTCTTTCTAATCTCATTTTCAATTTGAAATAACCAAATAAAATATCTTGGATCAGTGATTAAGAAAATAGCATCTGGTTTTTCTATTTGAATTAGCTGTCTAATTAAACGAGCATCCCCATATCCGTTAGTTGGATACAATACAACTGAGCTGTCAGTTAACCCAGTATTAGTATTAGTATCTTGAGATAAATCTAAACGTTTACCTTGTTCTGGGTGGTTGATAGCTCCTCCTACATTTACCCAATTAAAATGCTGAGCAGTATTCAATACCATTTCTCTAGCGATTGTTGCTACACCTGAATGGACTCTAATATCGTCACATAGTAGCAATATTTTCTTCCTCTCATTTTGAGGAAGATAAGCAAAACTTGAATTCATAAAACTTTATTTTATATCTAAATTGTTGTGATTGTGAATTGATTTTCTAAATTCATCATCTGTAAGATATAAATGGATTGTGCGATCTACAAGTTTTTGTAAAGAGAACTTATGTTTTACACAACTCATTTTAAAATCTTCAAATAACTCACTTTGTACTTTGACACTTGTTAATGTCATATCTTTTTTACTCATAGCTTTTATTTGTATATAAATATATATAAAAGTAAGAGAATTACACAGAACATAAATCCTTTCTTGTATTGAATGGACAATACTGGCAATTTTTATTTACTGTTGGTTGATGGTCTGTAGGTTTAAATGTTCCATCTAATTCAAAGCATTCATCAAGAAATTTATTTAAAGCTGTTTTAGCTTTATTCATTTTTACTTTTCCACTTGGTGGAGCATATTCTTGAATTCGACTTTGAGGAAAATCACTTTCTTCCCATATTTTTCTTTTTAAGATAACAAATTCAACATCAATATTTTCTTCAGGAACATTAAATTGTTTACTTAAATAATACTTGTATAATATTAGTTGAAATTGTTTATTTTCATCTTTTTTAGTATCGTCATTCCAACCCCTAGTAGATGTTTTAAAATCGATTATCTTCAACTTATTTGTTACTTCATTATATAATACTAAGTCAAGATAACCTTTATATAATAAGTTTTTATGTTGGTCAGTTGGATTAATAACAATAGGAATTTCACATCCTACTAAATGCCAGTTTTTGATACTAAAGTATATATTTCGTTTTTTCTTTAAGAAATTTATAATAGCTAAACCGTCATCATAAAACTCTCTCATTTCTGGTGATGAGCTAAAATGAACATTTTTATTCTTTTTATATTCAGAACTATATGTTTCTCTGAATCTGTCTTCAAATAATTCATCTAAGTCCATTCTATCAGCTGCCGCTCCACTTTCTTCATACATTTTAGTAATATATGCTTGGATAGTTTCATGCATTGCTGTTCCAAAAACAGTATGAATTGTTGGTTGATATATTTGTAAATTATCTTTATAAAGTAATTTCCATTTTAGAGGACATTCATTATAAACAGAAAATTGACTATAAGAGATTGTCTTTTGAAAAGCATAATTTATCTCTTGAGGTTTATAATTCTTTATAACCTTTACTAAAAATGGAACCGATTTAGCCAAAACTTATTTTTTATACTTATTACGAATATATGCCCCTAAATCATTATTATCAGGGTATTTTTCAATTAATTCTTGAATCTCAGGAATAATAGACATTTCTTTTTTAACATATTGAGCTGCGTCTAATAATTCCTCATATAGATGATTCATATAATCATCTTTATTATTTTGATCTAGAGTAGTATTATATTTTTTAATACCACGTTCACTTCTTGATTTAAGATCTTCAATAACTGCTTCTGTAATTTTATCTTTCATTTTAATAACTTCTTTTGTTCTTTTTCTTCAATACCTAACTTAGTAAGAATAGATTTAATACCAGATTCTCTTAGTATGTGAGTATATTCTTCTGCTTCACCAAGTGAACACTCATAATAAGAAGCAATATGTTTTAACAATGCTTCTTTAGATTTAGATTTTGCAGATTTAATATATTTTAAGAACATTTTCTTTTTGGGTATCATATATAAATATATATTGTATGTTTTTTCTTTATCAGTATAAGGAAATGTTTGTACTAAATTTACAAAATCTATATACTCAGGATTCATACTGAGGAATCGATGAACCATATAACAATTAAATGATTCTTTCTCTTCCTCAGTGAATGAACTCCAAGGTTTTTTCTCGTAAGTGATCTGGTTAAGCCAATCAAAGAGAGTCATTGTACTTTTGATATTCTTCTCTAAATTCAGTTGGTAACATTTCAATTAAGATCTTACCTGAAGTAGGATCATAAAAACAAGGAACAGGCATAATAGCATCCTCTGATGTGCCAGCTAAGAATTTAGATACCTTACGTAACAAAACACCTTCAGTAAATACTTGTTTTCCTTCAGGAGAGACAATAGGTGTTGTTTGACTTGGATCAACCTTAACGTTGAGATTTTGTTGTTGATTACTCATTTTATTTGTTTTTTATAATTTTTCCAATCTATGTAAAATCCAATAGCTACTAAAATATTCATTCCGAATGATGATAATATTTCAACTATATCTTCATATACATTCATTGTTAAATGAATATGTCCTACCATCCAAAACGGTATTGATAGGTTACTTGATATCCATAATAACAAGTAAGTTGTGAAGTGAGTTATTGGATGATTTTTAATATTGCGCATATAAGTGCCATTACATTTATTTCTTTATCGATTCTGAAATTAGCGTGGTACATATAATTTTCTATTTCAATAACAATCATTGCTTTAGCTAAATCATTATTACCATACTCATCTAAACTATCATATAGAAATCTATAAATTTCTTCGAAATCATCCAAATTACTATCAGCAAGTATTTGTCTGATATTTTTAAAACTAGTTTTAGATGGTGATTTAAGTTCTTTTAATAATGAGTCTTTATAACTACTTGATACAATTATATTTTTATCTATTTGAAGAACATTATCAACTGTGTTTACTTGACAAGTGTTAAGTATTTTTCTAACATCAGGATAATGTTTATTAACTATTAATGCTAGATCCTCTAGTTCATAATTAATTTCTTCTTTATCTAAGATAGTAACTATATGTTGTGCTACTTCCTTTTTAGATGGAGGAGTAATTTTTAATACTTGACATCTAGATTGAAGTGGATCAATAATACGTTCAAGATAATTACACGTTAAAATAAATCTAGTAGTACGAGAATATGTCTCAATAATGTTTCGAAGTGATGCTTGTGCTTGTATAGTTAAGAAATCAGCTTCATCTAAGATAATAATCTTAATTGGTTTAAATGAAGCACTTGAAGCAAAACCTTGAACTTTATCTCTAATAGTATCAATACCTCTTTCATCTGATGCATTAATATAAAGAAAATCACAATCAAAGTTATTTACAATTAGTTTAGCTAATGTTGTTTTACCTGTTCCAGGTGTACCATACAATAGTAAGTTTTGTAAATCGTTTTTCTTAATATATTGAGCAACAATAGATTTTAGTTGCTCATTACCAATATAGTCTTCTAATGTTTTAGATCTATATTTTTCTACAAATAAACTATTTTCTTTCATATAACCAAATATAATAAAAAATGGCCCGAAGGCCAAATTTTATTTTAATAATCACCGTACATGTTAAATTTCTTTGGAGGAGGAGGTGGAGTTTTTTCAACTACTACACTACCAATAGCATATAATTCACCTTTAATAGGTGATAATCTAAAGTCACATGGTTGTCCAACTTCTTGAAAATAGCCTTCTAATGCTTCTGTTAATGATGGATATATGTGATTAGGATCGAGAAGTAATTTCCAATTATCACCTGGAGGATGGCGCTTAGCAATTAATGTTAATTCTTCTTTTAGTTCTTTTTCCATATAAATCCGTTTGAGCTTTTTGTTTTACCTAATATACAATTATTTATTCCTTGGTAATTTATGTTTAAAGTAATAGCTGCTTCTTTTTGTGATTCCCATTTTTTAATAAAATTACCTTTTAAATCATATTGAGAAACAGAAACACGTTTACTTAAATTAGGTTTGCCTTTTTTAGCTTTACTTACATTTAAACAATGTTCTTTACTTTTCTTTTTACCAGTTAATGATTCACTCACTTTAGAATTTCTACTTTCAGTATATATTTTTTCATTCCATTTAGTAATATCACGACCTGTTAAAGCTTTAGATATTTTATCTTTAGTTGATTGTTCTAAATATCCTCCTGCTTCTTCATCTAACCTACAATTTAAACCTTCTTTAACTGTATTAAAATATATTTTCCAGTATTTTTCTCTTTGGCCTAGTACTTCTATTTCACACTCTTCTAATACTTCAAAAATATGATTTTCCCATCCGTATTTTTTTAATGAATTGAAAATAGCAGGTTGGGTTTTACAATCATAATTTTTATAGTGAGATTTTCTATTCTTTATATTAATACTTTGACCAATGTAAATCTTACCTGTTGGGTTTGTTATTTTATAGATTCCTACCATTTATTATAAATATGCCCACCTCTCGCGAGGCAGGCATAATATAATTAAATATTAGAACATACCATTCATTCCCATCATGTTATCTTCTTCTTTTTTACTTTCAGGTTTATCAACTACAACAGCTTCAGTTAACAATATAGTTGAAGCTACTGATGCTGCGTTCTGAATAGCACATCTCGTAACTTTAGTTGGATCAATGATTCCAGCATCTTTCATATTAACAAATTTCTCAGTTAATAGATTATATCCTTTCCAATTATCATTTCCACCTAACTTATTAATCAAATAATAAGCTTCTTGTTCTGTAGAGCCAGCGTTGGTAAGAATTTTCATGAATGGGGCACCACATGCTGTATAGACAATTGCTCCACCTACTGATTTACGATTCTTAATTGCTTCACGAGCATATAATAAAGCAGCACCACCTCCAGGAACAATACCTTCCTCGATTGCGGCTTTAGTTGCTTGAAGCGCATCATCAACTCGGTCTTTCTTTTCTTTGACCTCAGTTTCAGTATTTCCACCTACATGAACAATTGCTACTCCTCCGACAAATTTCGCGAGTCTTTCTTGTAGTTTTTCTTGTTCAAATGGTGTTTTTGCTTTTTCGATTTGGAGCTGTAACTCTTCAATACGTGCTTGTATTCGTTCAGATTCTCCTCGTCCATCAACGATTGTTGTTTCATCTTTTGTAATTGTAACTAATCGGGCTTGACCAAACCATTTTGGATCAAAACGATCTAGTTTCATACCCTTATCGGAACTAAATACCTCACCTCCTGTTAAAATTGCAATATCATCTAAAATAAGTTTTCTACGATCACCAAAGTCAGGAGCTTTAACTGCTGCTACTTTAAGTGTGCCTCTCATTTTATTAACAATAAGTGTTGCTAATGCTTCACCATCAATGTCTTCTGCAATGATAAGCAATGATTTACCTTGGCTACCTACATTTTCTAAGATTGGTAATAATTCTTTTACAGATGAAAAACGCTTATCAGCAATTAAGATATAAGCATTTTCAAGTGTACAACTCATTGTGTTATTGTCAGTTACAAAATAATGTGATTTGTAACCACGATCAAATTGCATTCCTTCTACTGTTTCAAGATATGTTTCACCTGATTTAGATTCTTCAATATAAACTACTCCTTCACGACCTACTTTATTCATTGCTGTTGCAATTAATTCTCCTACTTCAGGATCGTTATTACCTGAGATAGTGGCTACTTGTTTTAGTTGGTCTTCTGAGCTGATGTCTTGTGATATACCTTTACGTAATTCTGCAACTACATCCTTAACTGCGGCATCAATATCACGTTTGATGGTTACTGCGTTTACTCCGTTGTTTAAATGGGTTAAACCAGCTTTAACCATTTCTTGAGCCAATAATGTAGATGTGGTTGTACCATCACCTGCTCCCTCAGCTGTTTTAATAGCTGCTTGTTTTACAAGTTGTACACCTAACTCTTCAATTGGATCTTCAAGTGAAATGTTTTTGGCTACTGTTACACCATCTTTTGTTGATTGTGGGTAACCATTTTGATTTGCTATAACAACATTTCGACCATTTGGTCCTAATGTTGACGTAACGGCATTAGCTAATTTATCAATACCTGTTACGAGTTTTTTTCTTGCTTCGGGTCCGAATTCAATAATCTTACTCATAATTTTACTCTTGTTCTGTTATAATTGCTAACACTTGATTTTCTGGGCATACCCAATATTCTTGTCCTTCTAATTCGACTTTATTAGGTCCTAAAGCGGGTAGCATAACTTCTTGACCTACTTGTAACATAGTGGGAATAAACTCTCCTGAATATGAGTGCTGGCCAGGGCCTACAGATACGATAGTACCAATAAGCGCTTTCTCCTTACCCAAATCAGGTACAATGATTCCACCATACATTGATTCTTCCTCTTCTCGAGGCTTCACAATAACTGCGTTAAACGTTGCTTGTAACTGTTTCATATTAAAAATTAACTATTTGATTGATTTCTTCTTTAACTCTAGTCCATTCTGTAATATACTCTTTAATAGTATTATAAACAGGGCGTTTTTCAACTTTTAATTTAGCAATAGAACCTAATGCTGATCCTAAAGTAGAATGGAATGAAAGTGTTTTGATTGCTTCTTTAGATCGTGTTTTACGACCTCTTCCCTTAGTGTTTGTACCTGGGTAAACAGTTTCATAGACTGTGTAACTGTTTGCGTCTCTACCGATAAAATACGGTTCGATAGATGGATCTTTGATCATCGTCATTGAAGACGGTAATTGATTTTCACTCATAACTTATTTAATTTATAACTTAATATAACAATTTTTTACTAAAAAGCCAAATTGTTTATGATAAATATCACAGATTATTGTTCTTTTGCGACAATATAGTAAAGACTTGTGAATGTTTTATGATCAAATGTAAGTTTCATTAAACCATTTGAATTAACATGAATTCTACCACTTTCCATATCTCTATTAGCTACTAATATTTCTTTTAATAAAGATGAGTTATAGATTAAAGTAAATGTATTCCCAGTGTTAATTTCTAGATTTTGAACAGCATAAGTAACTTTATTTGCATGTTCGACATCTCCTCCAAAAGTAAATTCTAAACCAAGTAAACCTGGTCTTATAACAACATTTTCACTATTTGATAATGCGTTTTTAGCTTTAATTAATGCTGTTACTACCTCATCAGTTAATGTTGTTTCAATATCATACTCTTCAGGACCATTATATGTACCTGATTTAGGTATGATAAATAAATCTGCTAGTGTGTAGTCTAGATTATACTGGTTGTCAGAGATTAATAATTTAGTGAGTATGTTTTTTTCTTTAGAGAAATTCAACATTAAATCTCCACTAGTGATAGATAATAACTTATCTAATTGTGTTGTATCATTGATACCTACCTCTGATTTTGGTAATGGGAAATCAGTATGGATTAATGTTCCTATCATTTCACGAGTAGGAGATGTAAAGTTAATAGTTAATTGTTTTTTGTCATCAATTGACCATTTAACACTTTCAATTAAACCATTTAAATGGTATTTTTCAATAACCGATTGTAATTCTATTTTTGATATCATATTTGTAATATAATAAATATTTTTTAGAAAGCAAAGAATTTTGTAACATTTGCATTCAAAGGTGGGAACTCCCATTTTAAATCACTATAAAGTTCCTTTAATTTGTTTAATAACAATGATTCAAAAATTTCATCTATATCAATATAATCTTTAACAAATTTTTCTATTTCATCGGGAACCTTAGCGTTTGGTAAACCTACTGTTTCTAATTTATAAGGATTAGCTTTTAAGTTAATAATGAAGATTTTATCACCTTCAATGATTGATTCATATTGTTTATCTAATTTCTTAAATTTAAGTAAGTCATTATAACGTACTGCTGCTTTAGTATTGGCTGGTGCTTTTAATTTAAATGAACTAAACATCTCACCTGCTCGGGCTGGTACTTTATATGAGTTGATTTGTTTTACTCCTGTTGGTTTGCCTAATTCTTTAGGGTCTAATGTTTTAATTAATTTATAGAAGTTAATAATTGAAGCATCTAATTCAGATTTTGGTTTACCAAATAAAATGTCTTTAATAAATTGTTCACCAAATCCTTTGAATCGTTTATTCATATTAGATTTCATCAACTCTAAACCCTTCATGTCTAGTTCTTCAACAGCAACACCTTCCTTATTAGTAACATACATAGCATATCTTCTCTTACCAGTAACCAAGATACCAGTAGCAATTACTTCTTGTTTTAGCTGGAAGTAATGTTTAGAAGCATCGATGTTAAATAATTCTTTACACATTGTATCCAAGTTAGCATTTGCTTCGTTTTGGATCTCAAGTGCCATTTCTAATATGTACTTGTCTTTCTCTTCTTTAGTAGCATTTGGGTATCTATGCTTTAACAGGTCACCTAGCTCAATATACATTGAGTCAGTATCACTAATACAAATGTATTGTTTATCTGATTTTAATTCAGTATTTAATTTATTATTAGTAAATACAATTGACTCTTGAGTTAATCTTTGACCTGTATTTGTAATAGCAGCACTACAAATTAATTGACCATCAGTATATCTCCATCCTGATTTAGCATAAGTACCATACATTGCATTCTGTAAGATCTTAAATGCATGTTGGAACAAATCATATAACTTATAGTTAGCCCAATCTTCTTCTTTACCTGCTTTCTTCTTTAAACCTCTATAATGTTCTCGTTTATTAAACCATCCTTCAAGAATTGTACTACAAACACTTCTTTTATCTGTTCTAAACATAGCACCTGAGGCTGCTATTGTTAAGTTACTTTCTTCAATAATTCCTATTAATTGTCCAATAGTAACTTTAGTTTGAGTTGTAGTATAATCTTTTTTATTTACTTTTTCAATAGTAATAACTTCTTTAGGGTCACGTTCTTTTAGTTTTTCTAAACTATGGTTTTGTTCATAAGTTGGTCTATTATCTACTTTAATTCTGCCAACTAATGTTTCAATACCTAAATTAAGTGATTTAATAATTGAAGGATATAGTGAAGTAAAGTCTAAGTCAATAACATCAAAGTACAAACCAGGTATTGGTTCTAATAGATAACCACCAGCGTAAGTATCCTTAAATGATTTTAATGCTGGGTTATGAGTAGTTGGTTTATTTGGTGATACTATGCCTTCGCGTTTTAAGTATTTAAGAATAGCACCCTCATTCATAACTGTATTCCAGTAAATTGATTCATATGGAATATTACAAATATGAGAGATCATTATTGTTAAGTCGATGAATTTCAACTTAGCTTCTAATGCTTCAATAATTTCAACGTCTCGTAAGTTATACTCTATAAACGCGTTTAAATCGTTTTTAAACAACGTATTTAAGTTACCTTCATATTCAATCTTACCTAAACCAACATATTTGGTTCCAATATCACCTAATTTATATGATGGTTCTTCTTTCATAATGTACTTTTTATGAAGTAACATATAATCCAGGCAATTAACACCACCTATAGTGATCTGTGATTCACCATTAAATTCACGTTGATCTACTTTACCAATTGGGGATAAACGACTAACTTCGTCTTCACCTACAACTTGTTTTAAACGATGATAAAGATAAGGCATATCAAAATAATCTGAGTTATAACCAACTAGTATTGTTGGGTCTAGTTCTTCAAATTTGGATAAAAACTTACCAATTAATTCTCTTTCGTTTTTACAAGGAATGATATGTTTACCATCTTGATTTATTTCTTTAATTTGGCCTGATGGGTCAACAATTAAACATATCTTTTGTTTAGTAGTTACATCTATAAGAGCAATAGATGTAATAGGCATAGGTGCTTGTTGGATATAATAAGGTGTAAGTGCTCCACCCATTTCAATCTCAATGTCTATATAAACTATATTATGCCAAGAAGGTACAACATCATCTTCATCAGAATATAATTCTCGAAGTATTAATAGTTTTTTATCAATATCTTTTTCTAATAAGTCAGGATCATTTTTATCTAATTTCTTAGTAGGAATAGCCCAACCACCTGTTAAAACAGGTCTAGCGCCATCTTGTTTCTCACTAACTCGTTTCCAATAAGTAGGCTGGTATTGGAAATCCAACCAGCCTTTCTTATCGTCTCTTAAGTAGTAAGTATATGTTGAAAAGTCGTAATATACTGCTTGATACATTATTTTTCTTCTAAAAACTGTTTAAGATTTGGTCTAAAGTAATTAATTGATTTCATCACTTTACGATCTCGTGAGCGATAAACTACATAATAATCACCCTGTTTTTCGTAATGGCAACGCTCACCTTGTTCTTGTTCTCTAAGACGAACAGTAAAATTAGCTTCCTCTTCTGTTTTACAAGCTTTACTCATATTTGAAGCTTGAACTTCAGCATATGCTGGTAATATTTTATCTTTTAAACCATGAAGCATAGCTCCATTACCTAATGACACATAAGTAATATCACAAAGTGCATCTAATACTTCTACAATATTTCCTGTTTCACAAGCATGTTTATATTCTTCTAATTCCTCTAGAATAAAATTATAAACAAACATCCATTCATCTTTAGGTGGAATAGTAGGTTCATAATTGTTTGGTTTACCCATTGTAGCATTAAATTCCTCTACTTCGCTAACAAATGGTACATAATTTTCTTTTATACTATTAATTTCATTTGATAATTCATTCCACTTTTTAATAACATCATCTCCAAGTTCAATTTTGGACATTACAGATAAATCAACAACTTGAGTTTTTAATAACTCAATAAGTTCAGCTTGTTTTGTTTCTAGTTTAGATTGAGACATGACCATTATTTATTTTAAGTGAATCAAAAAATTCTTTACGTGCTAAATTATCATTTTCCATAAACACACCTGATGCTTTAGTAGTGACCATTGCAGCACCTTGATGTTTAATACCTCTACAACTAACACAATTGTGAGTAGCAACTACAGTAACAATAACACCTAAGTTACCTTCACAAACCTTATTTACTGCTTGATGAATAGCTGCTGTTAATTGTTCTTGAATAGCACCTCTACGACCAAAGTGTTCTACAATACGATTTAGTTTAGATAAACCGATTACTCGACCTTCAGCACCTGCAATGTAACCAATATGTACTACACCTCTAATTGTTTGGTGATGATGTGAACACATTGAAGTTAATTGGATATTACGCTCAATAATTACTCCATCATAACCATCTGATGGGAATGAAGTAATATCAGTAAATCCATTGTAACGACCAGCCCATAAGTCATTAACATATGCTTTAGCTACACGACGAGGTGTATCAGCAGAGTTAGGATCGTTTTGCCAATCACATTTTAATGCTGTTAAGAAATTACCAAAATGTTCTGTAGCTTCTTCAATCATTTTTTGCTTTTCTTCATCTGTTAATGGACGATCTAAAGCAGAACCGTTTGCAAATCCATTTTGGACGCATTCGATATCATTGTGGAATTTTTTTCTATTTTCTTTCATATAACCTAATATATTAAAACTTATTTAAACTGCCAAGATATATGGCAAACTTCTTTTCTTACCTAAATCATCATCCATTCCGTACCCAACTACCCACTCATCTTGAATTTCAAATCCATAGATAGAGCCAATAGGCATACTTACTTCATTAATATAACGTTTAATTAAAGTAACTAATTGTACTGAGGCTGGGTTGTAATTGTAGAAATAATTAGCTAAAGCATTCATTGTTATTCCTGAGTCATAAATGTCATCTATAAGATAAACATGTTTATCTGTTACATCTATTGATTTCTCAAGTATTAGTTGTAAATCACCTCGTTCTTTACCTTCATATGATCTAGTTTTTACAAAATCAATTTCAGGATCTAATGATGATAATTTTTTAGCTATCTCATTAAAGAACATAAAACCACCATTTAATACACATACTAATACAATTGGTATTTTTTCTGATTTATGGCGGTTTAATATTTGAGTAGTGATATAATCTACTCTTGCATCAATGACTTCTTTTTCAAATAATACTCTCATGTAACTCTTTTATTGAATGTAACCCTGGGTAATGTTTGATTTTGCCTCCACTTGATAATATCACATGTGGGTAATAATCTATAGCAAATTCTGTTTCTAAATCAGCGTCTTCATTAATTTTAATTAATTTAAAATTTAATTTATCTGCTATTTCATTCACCATAGGCATTGCTACCTTACATCCACCGCACCAATCAGCATAAAATAATGTGACTGTGTCTTTGGTTTTAAGTGCTTCGGTTAATAATTTTTTATCCATATTTGTTGCTTTTAGAGCTATTATTTACTCTTTTAGTCCATTTTAAATTTTCAGGTTTAGTTGCTTCTTCTGGGGTTAATCCTTCTTTAAAACATATACTTCTAGGTTTAATATGATCTAATGTTGGGTAATTAGTATGAGTAAAATGTAAATTTAAATTATCTTTAATGTATTCTCCATCAATATAATCAAACCCATCCCAATTTTCAAGCATTTTTGATCTTATTTTTTTAGTTAAATAATTACATTTTTTCCAATATTGTTTCCAGTTATGGCTAGCAATTATATTACCATTTTTCTTCCTAGTTTCTATACTTTTTTTCCAACTTTCTTCACTCCAACTTTTTCTCATTTTAGATGCCAACTTAATATTTTCATCCTTCATATTTTCTTTTCTCCATTCACCTTGACATAAGTTTGAACAAAAAATATCTTTATTATGTTTATGAGCGCTATTTGGAAAATATCTTACTTGATTTTTACAGTTAGAACATTCAGTATAAGTATATGTTTTACTATTAAATTTAATTTTACATTCTTTAGAACAAAATATTTTATTTGGTCCTTTAGATTTAAAATCTATTGAGCATTCTTTACATATTTGTTTATACATATTTTATTATAAATATATTAAAACATATTAAGATATACTCTTTATTTAGGATCAAACACCTCTCAACGTATCAAAGGCTATAATGTGCTCTCTACCTGTAAAATTATAACCATTATCTCTACAAAAATCCATCACCATAGGATATACTCTAATTAACTCATCTCTTGTATCACCAGGAGGCATTAACCAAGTCTTACGTTTTGGAATATCCATTTCAACTCTAAATGCTTCAATCTCAGCCCATGCTTCAGGCATTTCGATAGGATTACAAACAGGTTTGAAATGATAATCATGATGATATTCTAATGTTTTTCTTATTGTCTCTTTATCCAAACGATGTTTATTATGTTGATCCACCATCTTTTGATCAGCAACTTTACCTTGCGGAGTAAGAGTCCCAATTGCAGGAACACTGTTACTGAACTTAGGGCTAAGAGATATAAGACCCAAAGGATAATCAGTCTCGATAAAATGAGAGCCCTCTGTTTCAATTGTAATAAATAAGCCACGTTTTTCTGCTAAATGAGTTAATTCGTTTACTAGATCAGGATGCATTGTAGGTGAACCACCTGTTAGCATCATTTCTCTAATAAATGGGTTATTGTCATAAATAGCTATAATATCATTAAATGTATATTTTCCTTTCTCAGGATGAATACTTGTATACCATGAATCACACCATCCACCATCTCCAAACCAACATCTATGAGTACAACCTGTGGTTCTAATAACTACTGTAGGCATTCCAGCTCTACTACCTTCAGATTGTACAGCTGTATATAACTCTACAATAGGTAATTTTTTATTATAATCTTCTATTCTACCTGGTTTCATATTTCTTCATATATTGAGCTGTTATTATCATTTTCAAAACATTCTACTTTAATGCATTTACAACGACCAGCATCTGTTTTAGATAATACTTCATTAAAATATTCATACACTAAACGAGCACAACTTTCAGCACCCATTTTTTCAAGGAAATGCACTTTACAAATACCTTCCATTTGCATTTGTTCAAACAAATCACGATATGGATCATCAGCTTGAATTAATGTTGTATGATCCCACATATGGTTCATCCAATCCTTTAAGCCATTACCTTGAGGTGGAGTTTTAAATCCACCATAATCAACAATCCAATTCATATCATCTAATTGTTCATCAATGTTAGGCTCGTTAGATGCAAACCACACTTTAAATTTTAAAGCATAACCATGCAATAACTGGCAGTGTGAGTGAGCTGCTTTGTATTGTCTGATCGCTACTGAGTAGTTTTCAAATAATTTAGTTGATATATATCTTGTTTTAGTTCCCATAATTTAACCAGTCTATAATTTGATTATATGATTTCACTCCTACGAAACGTCTTAACTCTTGTCCATCTTCTACTAATATAACAGTAGGCACACTTTTAACATTTGCTGCTGTTAAGACTGCTGGGTCAACATAGTCAATATTTTGCTTACGAACAGGAATTTGTCTAGCAACTTCATCCATAGTAGGACCTAATGTTTGGCATGGGTTGCACCATGCGGCGTGGTAATACATAATTTCTTTCATATGATCTTAATATAATTATTATTTTTTAAATTTCCAAATAAATCCATAAGCACTTTTTTGTTTTCCCCTACAACATGCTCCAATTCCATCTCCATTTTTATTTAAAAAATTAGTTGCTTCAGTTTGGGATGTCCATTCTTTGATAAAATTACCTTTTAAATCAAATTGAAGTATTGGAGTATTAAGCCATGTACTTTTTCTGTTTTTTAAAAACCCTCGAGTTTGTTTGATTTTATGTTTATGGTCTTCAGTGAATGATTTTCCTTTTAACATCTTACTAATTTTTAAAGCTACTTTAGGAGTCATATAACTTTTTCTTCCTTTTAGTTTTTTACTTATTTCTGGTCTTTTTCTGTTTTTTAAAGGACTTGGTTTACCTTTTCTATTTTTACTCATCTTTTGTTTTGTTTCTTCAGAATGAGTAATAGGTCCTCCACCACCTTTATTTTTATTTAAAACATCAAAACCCCAAACTTTAAATTGTTCTATCCAATATGATTCTAATGGTTCCCAATCTTTTTTACATAGTGAGTTTATTTTACCAATTTCAGAATATTCTATTTGAAAACCAAATATTCTTTTATGATCTTTTTTTCTATTATTTTTAGTTTTACCTATATAAACTTTATTAGGATCCCCATAACAATTTGTTAGTAAGTATATTTTAGTGTATTCCATATTAATAAATATACTAAAAAACAAGGATTACACCAATTCTTTAGGCATTGTCTTCAGTTTCAGGATTTTGTCTTTGTATTTGTTCTTTTAACATGGACATAAATTTACGTTCCATGATAATTCTATTTTTAGCGATTGTTTCATTACGTTTTGCAATACGCTTATTGTGGGCTTTTTTACCACCACGTTTTCTTGATACTGGCATAACTTTTATTTATTATGGTTATTTAAAATTGTTTTTACATGTTCTACTACTGTTTCCCAACTTACAGGACCTGTTTCATCAGCATATTTACAAGGATCTGGTTTTCCAAGTTTCATAAATGCTTCAACTCGTTCTACAGATGACGCTGATTTGTAATCTGAGTACCATACATCTTGGTATTTAATTGGTTTATAACTTGTATTAGTGCGATAATATACTTCATTAAAGTCTAAGCCAAGCTTTCCTAAGCAATTATCACCATCTTCTAAAATACCAAATTTATCAGTATGTAAATAAGGTGTATGGTGTTATACCTTTTCAGCTCCCCAATTGCCTGCTTTACATGCTTCTAAATCGATGACTCTAAATTCTT